TTGGTCATTTTCGGTCGGGCTTGTTTGAGTCCCAATTTCTTGAATAGTAGGTCTGCAACCTGATCCCCTGAGTCTAAGTTACAGTAATAGCCAGTATCGGACTTAACCTGTTCTGTGATCCTTTCCATATCATCAGTCAGGTCGCGCTCTAGTCTAGCGAAGTGGTCTAAGTCTACAGGCAGTCCTGTGCGGGCCATGCTGATAATCATAGGCATAGCCCCAGCATCTAGTCTCTCTACATTAGGGAGACAAGGGCCATTGATAGTTCGGATGCCATTGTAGAGTCTCACTTATCTCTCAATCTCCAAGTATCTTTTAGGCACATATCCGACATGCTGGAACGTGACGGTTACACTTTTTCCTAGCTCCAAGATGAACCCTTTTGACCTAGCCGCTTCCTGCAAGTCCTTCCAAAACTGATTCCCTACCCAATCCAACATATTGTAGGTGTCCTTATGGAGCCTACATATAGGTTGTCCTATGAGCTTGGTAGGCTTAGTCTGTTTCACCAACTCATCCCCCCCGCCCATAGTAGTCCTAATCGTGGGGACTTCTATGACTGGGACGAATCTTTGTGGGTATCTACAATTTGGATAACAGCAGAAGGACATTGATGCTTGTACCTCACTAAAGCGTTATGAGCCAGACTGCGGACTACATCAAACTTATCACGATCTATACCACAGGCTCCGCCGTAGAGATTCAATTGATCCATTATTTCCACCAGGGCATTCCATAGGATAATAGTGGGTTTATCCATTGTCGCCCCATCGTTCTTGTGGTACTCTCCTAACCCTCTTCCTCATTCTATCCAACACGGATGCTAATCTGAGAGTTGCATCGGCATCACGGCAGGCATAATACAGCATCATAGGGTATGGCACATAGGAGATACACTTCCCAGGCCACATCCCCAACCTAGACTCTATGACTTCCCAGTGCATCTCCCAATTCTCCCACGCTTTGAATACGTCCTTAGCTGGATTATTCTCAAAGTCGGTGAAGAACCGTTTGAGCTTGGTCTCAATCCTCTGGGGCCTATACAACTTCCATTCCCCTTTGTCATCCCGTATCAGTTCCTCCTGGGGCTTGGGCCATTCCTGCATATAGGCTTGGTGGTAGTAGCTCAACACCAACGGAGTAGAGTAGGGGGTCACAAGATCATCAAAATCTTGCATGACCATCCCTAACTCTCTGAAAGCTAAGGCTTTAAGCCCCTGTGGGAGATTGCCTAGTTGGAAGGCTAAGGCTATGGTATCCCGTATCTTATTGGGGGGATATTGAAGGCCCATACTCTCCATAGGATCATAGTCGGCCATCAGGTAATGAAATAGCAGACTAGACTCCCATCTATCCAAGTACGTTTGTAACTCAGCAATCAAGTCCTTCCTCTCAGCCCTAATGAGCCTCCCTGTGCCGGGATACTGGGACAGTGTGAGACAGTAGGGTATGTGACCCCGCTTGCTCTCCGTGTCCTGCGCCATTGGAATAGTGGAGTCCAAGTAATCCCGCATCTCCTGTACAGTCTCAAACTCCCGATAGTCAGGATTAGGGTACTCATCTTGAGGTACAGCCAGATTCCCATTGAGGTATTTCTTTAACCTATACCAGTCAGTCCTGATTTGGAGCATCTTCTTAGGCTCATGAATGCCAAGAGCAGGATGGAACATAGGGAATGCCTTACCCCAAGCCGTCTCTCTGGGTATTCCATGATGAATGTCTAAGTCAATATCAGGGTCTATGGCCTTACAAGCGAATGATCCCATAGGAACCACAAGCTCAGGCTTGGCCTCTTCTATTTCAGGGTATAGATGCTGCATAGCACAGGACTCCAATAATGCCAAATCCTTTGGACTCTTGGGGTCCAACTTGCCGCCTGTACTCACTGGCAGACAGTTATGCACTACCCCACCTATCGTTAGAAAATTATCGTTGCGTTCTACCTCGATACAGTATACACTTAGGTTTCTAGCACTAACCTTATCTATTACCACTCGATCCCAGAATACCTCATTATCTGCCGTATAAAGAGCGGGATCAAACTCTGGGCAGTCATAACCTCCCAATTTATACCGCATCGTAGGGGGTACATACGGGGCTATCAAAGACGCTACCAACCTACTATCCTCAGCACGAAGGAATATCCTACCATGCCGGTTGTATGCATCTAAGCTCAGGGCTTCGGATATTAAATAAGTCAAATTAGCCCTCTGTGAATCAGACAGACCCGTACAGCAGACTTCCATTTGCTTCAGTTTTCCATTATTATAGGTGTGGGCGTATCCATCATCCATGTAGAGTGCGGCAAAGGAGATATATGAGAAGGATAGGCCCCTACCCAGTGATAATAGACTCTTCCGAGATATTCCTCTAAGTACGGGTTGATTTTTAGAGAAGGCAGTATACGCTTTGCCATCCCCCCTCAACTTTGGTTTAGTCATGCGCAGATTGGAGAACAGCTTTATTTTACACTCTAACCACTCTATCTGCTTTATGCCGTGACCAAACATCAAAGATGATCTAGCTATCTGGGAATCCCCCAATAAAGTACCTACAAGAAACTCCCACTGTCGCAAAGACAATCCAGGAGCACCTGTGCATATATAGTCACTACTGGATAGCTTTGCTGCCTCTATCCAACCTCTCTGTGTCAAAATAAGATGATCGGACGTGACTACACTGCCCCCCTCCCCTCTACCCCCTCTATGTCTATATGTGTGGGGGCGTATTCTTAGCAGAGGTCTACCATATCTCGGATTTTTATGAATAGTCTGAACTTTTACTAATTCCATTTCACCTGTTAGCTCATTATAGGAAGGCACTAACCCCCGATATTTAGTTGCGTATAGGTGAGAGATATAATCGGTTGATCCACTAGGTAGAACTACTCTGGTAGACCCTTTGAGACACTTTATGGCGTTAGTGAACCTGCACTCAGGACGCCTCAGCCCAGCCTGGGGTAGATAATGACCATCTACCTCTTGCCCTGTCTTGCCTACAAACGGGCGACCGGCCTTATTCTCCTGTGCTCCGGGGGCTTCCCCAATGAATAGAATAGGGCTGTGCTCAGGACCGTCTGGGGGCACTAACTTGTTAATTCCAGGGCATTTAGCACATCTATCCACTATCCACATCCCTCATTAAATCCACACTGTGTACAAGTCTTGCAAGTCCCTGTTTGAATCAGCATCCCCCCACACTGTTTGCATAAATCCCCAGTGAAGGCTTGCTCTTGGTTTGTATCTAGGACTAGGAGTACAGCCATTATCTGAGCCTCTGTGAAATCATTGGAGAACACTACAAAGGGGCGGCTGAAATCCACAGGCTGATCCATAGACACTATACGCCATTTGCTATTAGTGTCAGTTGTAGGTTGTGCTACTCTGCGTTGTCTCATACCACTTTACCCCCATGACGATGAGGACGAGTCATATTATACTCTAGCTTCCGCAGCACTTCATACTCCAAGTTTATCCTATTCAACTTAGAGTAGTGTCCCACGCGGATGAGAATATCAGCAAACTCTGAGGCTACCCCAGAAGGCTTCCCATCGGGAGTAGTCCAAGAGGTAGCCTGACCCTCCCTATAGCACTCCAAAGCCTCTGATACCTCACTATGAATAAGAGATATCTGCTCAGGAAATATGACCAACTTCTCAGTCCAGCCCTTATCTCTAGCCTGTTGATAGCAGCGGTCAACCATCTCAGTGATAGTCATTTCCATACCTCCCTTACAATATCCTTCGCCGTCTTGATCCCAATACCAGGAACTCTTAACCACTCTTCCTCACCAGCCCGCGCCAAATCCACGGCCCGCCTGAACACCTTCTCTGCTTCCATACTATACTTAACACCAACACCCGGCAGTTGCGCGGCCCATTTCCTCTTCAGGCTAGGCTCCCCCATAAGCTGTGGAATGGCTAACTTCTGTATTTCCAACAAGCTAGTATGCTGGCCCCACTTCTTTTGATAATAGTGGTATGCCTCGCAGATGTTAATTGCGGTCTGTTGTATGTCCCTAGAATGTGTAACGGTTACGCCTGAGAGACCCACGGAGATGAGGTAACGGTATAGTTTAGAGTACAGGACATTGCTATTCCTATACCTGAGTGGAAACCACGACCCACCTTTGGAGGTAATCATAATTCCGTTCATGTATGGGGGAGTGCCGCAGGCCCAGACCCCCTCGATCATGAGGAAGCTGTGATTATACATTTGAGCCATACCTAATCTCTGGTGGGAGGCATAGCGCGAGTCATCAATGCAGTTAAGCATATCAGGTACAGTCTTACGCTCTATGCCAATGCAAATCTCACCGTCTGGCCCATGCCCTTCAAAGGCGCAATCAGCAAACTCCAACGAGGCGAGTTGAGCCTTGATACCACACTGAATAATGTGAGGTAATAACTCAGCGGAGCCGATTCTGGAATCAATTATGATGATGATGCACCCCGGATTTCAAAGCTCTATCCAGAGACCAGCCGAGAAGGACTACCCTGTTGTATAAAACACCATACTTAATTCCAAACTCAACAGAGAGTGAAGCGAGAGTTACTTCTGTACCCTTATATGGGACACGGACTGTGCCTCTTCTATTTCTCACCTGCTCTACTGGAAGCGCCCACTTACAGTTTTTAGGACAGTAATCCCCGTCATTATTAACTCTCTCTATAGAGTGTCTGGAGGAAGGTCTTAGTCCCATATCTGACAAGAAGGCAGTAAAGGATAGTTGCCATCTATCACACACTCTAATACCACGTCCACCATACTGGGCATATTGAGGACAAGATAAATCCAGGCAGCGGTATAGCATATTCTGATATATATGGTACTCTGGTGTCTTAGACATTTTGTGTGTTGTGTGATTATCACTGTTGAGGCATCCACAGGACTTATTGGAGCCTGCAACTAGACCATCTTTCCTAACCATGACCGTATTGCCACAATCACAGAGGCACAACCATACAGTTCTATGCCTAACTCTTGTACCCTTAAGGGCTGTTAGCCGCCCGTACCGGATTCCTGCTATATTGATAATCAAGGACTACCCACCCTGGTCTTTAGAGATTCTATCATGGAAATTAGGACTTGTCAAGGGATTTCTTCAGTTCCACTCCTCTATCTGTCAGGTTGTAAACCATGAGATTCCTATCATGTTGTGGTATGTACGTGGAATCACAGCACCCCCATCTGTGTAATTCTTCTTCTGGCCTATTAAGGCTCATAGGTGGGGGATAGTCTAGTTCCACTTGGATAGGCCACACCCCTTTGAGTAGGTGTAGGGCAGCAAGGGATAGCCCACCTAACACCAACTTGGTCTCCTCATCAAGTGTATCTGCTACTGGTATTGACACCTTGCGCCCAAACTCTTCGGCAGATTTGGGTTCCACAGTGTATAGAGGCTTGATGGTTAGGGATTCCTTCAGTATTTCCAGTTTGATCCACTCTACTAAGGCCCAACCACAGGTATCCAATAGCTCCTGTTGTATCTCACTAATACCTTCCTCGGTGGTGGTATGGAACGACTTCTCGCCGTAGGTTCTCTCCCCGGCAATCATTCGCTTATGAAGTTGATCTGTAAAATCTCTAAAGTATGGCCTGAAGTTCATTAAAACCCCCATTCCTCAAGGTCTACGTTCGGGTACACGACCTGTACCAGTCCTGCAAAGTTGCAATCCTCCCCCCACAACTCGGTACCTACTAACTCCATATTCGCCTTACACTTGAGAATCCTAAGACCCCACTGATTAGGAGTCGGCTTCTTCGTGTAGGGGTTAATCCCAGCCGGTTTGAATAAGTGCCGTAATTGAATCTGCCATAAGTACTGCTGATCCGGGAATCCTTGTCTTTGTTTATTGCCACTCTTGGTTCTCTTCTCCTTACCATCGTCCCCCATAATAGGTTTGCCATTGGAATCTGTAACGGTTACATATTCGTCTCTTACTTTGTTGGTCCCGATGACAATCTTCCCGCTATCATAGGCTCTGGCAGTCATGGCCCGCCTCTGTGCATATACATCCGTATACTCAGTCTGAGGCCAGACCTTAGTGAGCTTACCGAAGTTGGCTAATCTATGCAGTTCCCAGAAGTCACTGTCTCCGTCAATAACCACAGTCAGAGCATCAGGATTATCGAGAGCTTTGTAATATTTTGACTTGACTTGGTTAAAGTAGTCGGCGTATTCTGCTTTGTCCTTGGTGGTAGTGGCTAGAGGTACAGAGACTACGCTGAAATAGAATCCCTCAACGTTCCTAGCTGATGGGGGATTGGGGTTGTCTAGTACAGGATCAAAGGCTCTATCCAAGCAAATGATGATGCCTGGATTAGGACATGACAATAGGAACTCTGTCTTGCCTGTGTCAGTCTCACCCTCTGTACCTATCAGTAATGGTTTCAGGTACTTACCATTACGGAGCCTAACCTTCCTTCTGGACTTAGAGGCGTTGGCTTCAGGTGAGAATCCATCACGGGCGAAACTAGCTGGTAGGGGCATTAGGGTTATTCAGCCTTCGTAAGAGTAATTTTGGTCATCGGCAGTATATATAGTGTTCCGTAATTTGGGCATTTTGGCATCCCACAATAGACCATACCTGCATGATTTTCATATAGCTTTGATCTACACTCAGCGCAGATAAGATAAGGCACTACTATAGCTATCATCACCCCTCCTTACTTTCCTTGTAATCAGGATTCTCTACTTCCTCTTCCATATAGGCTCTGGCTTCGGCTATGGCGTCCTCATCAACCTCTAAGCCTAGTTGCGATGCCAACTCTCTTAGATGCTTCTCAAGTTCATCAACTGGTGACACTATTCTCTCTCCTTACTTTCCTTATACTCTTTAAGTAATGCCCAATTCTCATCCACTTCCTGTTGTGTAAACTCCAATTCCCATATCCTCAGCACCGGCTTGTAATTATGGCATAGGAACAGGACATGGAGCATTGCCAAAGTGGTCCTCTTGCCCTTGCAGTATGCTTTGATCTGGGCTAACCACATCCATTGACTGTCCAAATTCTCTACCTTCTTGATGCTCTTGTAGGTGCATTTGACCTCATGCACTACAGGCAGGTATTTGGACTTCGTATCTGTAACGGTTACACTTAGAGCCTCACCGTCCAAGCTCATATGTATGCCATCTACACAAGTGCTATCGGGGTGATCCAGTACCCCGAAGTGACTCAAAACATTGAAGATATACCATTCTTCCCAGGCTAGGCCAATGCTCATTCTAAGTACAGCATCTTGGTCTGTGATCGCTCTCCTATCCGTAAGTGAAATCTCCTCTGGACCTAGGTTGAGTATCCCCATCTCTCCGGCTATGGCCCGGATGATACCGGATACGTGAGTACCAGGAGCGCGAGGTACTCTAGGTTCTGGCAGAGTCAGATTGATGGGGAACTCTTTGACTATCATCGTCGGTGTCCTCTCTGAGTCTTATTCTAGTTCTCACTAGCTAAATCAGCATCTCCCCTTTCCTCCTTTAGAATTATCGGGCCTGCCTATAGCCAGCAGGCCCTATACTGTTTTTGACAGGGTTATTGTTAAGCCGGGACCACCTTTGGCCCCTTTAGATCATACCCCACCTGGGACAGCAATCCCTTGAGGGCATCATCCGAAGAGAAGAAGGTGTCAGCCACGGCCTTTGCCATATCCTCACCCTCGGACCCCTTAACAGATGTGAACACCGCCGTCCGTAGGAGAACCTTCGGGCACCCATTGGGGTTCTTCTCCAATGCAGCTGCCAGCCCATTCTGAGCCGCTGTCAGAACTGCTTCCTCAGCATCGGCGGTAGCCTGAGTGGGTTGGGAGTTGGGTTTCTTAGCTGCCATAGGAGCGGGTTTCGCGGGGGCTTTGCCAGGGGCAGTCTTAATCGGAGGTTTCTTGGCTTTGGGCTTCTCCGTTACCTCTGGGAATCCCCCACCACCTTCCCAAGGTTTGCCATCGTCCTTGATCTCGGTAACAACCGGGATCATCTTAGGCCCCTTACGTTGCTCCTCTCCGGCATCACTGGTAAGAGACCCACCAAAGCCCTGTCTCTCTACTGGTTCAGGCTTGTTGGCAATATGTGCCCACATGCCATCCAGCACTGATAGATCATTCGCCGCCAGTGAGGGCACAATTGGGTCACAGTTTGCCATCTCAGTCACAAAAACATGCCAGTTTGTGAGTTGAGGTAGAGGCGAACCAGGACCACCTGGGACTTCAACCAAACTCTTGCCGGTGTCTGGGTCTGGCATATAAGATAGGTGAGACTTGCGGCCCATCCCATAAGGTTGCTCGATAGGCGCACCACCATCGAACGGGTGGAAAGTCACTACAGTACAAAGTCCTGGCTCCCCGACTGGGCTACCATCCAGTTTCTTGTACTGGTACATCTGGATATTGAACTCCAAGGCGTAATCGCCTTCGGGTACATACCCACCGGATGCGTATGATCCGGGGTCTAACAGATTCAATTTGCTGCTCATATCTGTGCTTTTCTCCTTTTGAAAGTGTAACCGTTACAGTATTACTGTCCGGTTTTAATCCAACGTCTAGCTGCTGTCTGTGCTTGCTCCTGTGTCTGAGCCTTACCAGAGTTGCCAAGGGCAGACCAGTACCATTCCCCCTTTCTCTCCCATACATAGTAAGGCATACTGTAGCCTTCAAGTATGTAGTCAATTTTCAGAGCTTCTGGCGGGGTGTTATCTTTTGTAGTCATTGGCTTTATCTACCAACTCCCAACCCTCTTTGGTACTCTTATACACCCGGCCATCCTCGCCAAGAGCATATAGTTGGTGAGAGAGCCGGTCATTACTATTCTCATACTCACCACATTCGATCTGGGTAAACTTTGGCATTGCTGTTATAGGTATTGCCATTATAATCTCTCCGGTGGTTGCGGCAGGATTTCAACCCTGCGGAAGAATGCGTAAAATGACTTAGGAGCTAGATGTCCAAACTTAGGAATAAACCAATCAAGGTGCATATCCCCTATGAAGTTTTCGCATCTGTCACTTTTACTCCTCATCCCCCGGCCAAATGATTGTACCATCTGTTGCATAGCGTGATAGGCCCCATACTCCTTATCATCCTCTTGTCTGGCCTTGACTATCTTTGATCTACCGTCAGGGAATGGGATTTTGCACATGAACTGGAACTCACACTCTGAACCAGGAAAGTCGTAACCAGTTCCAACTGAAGGACTTACAAGGATTGTTCCTGGTGGGCTGACCTTAAACTCTTGGATGGTAGACATCGTAGGCTCCCCACGTTGGTTGATGAGCATGTTCCCAGCGAACCTGCTCAATCCTACTATGTCATCCCGTCGGGCATAGCTGATAGTGTGGATGATGCCCTTACGGTCCCTACGACGAGCCAGGATTTGATCCAACCTGATCCACAGAGGGGATAAATCTTTGGCTCTATTATCAACTCTCATGGTAGGTACGTAGTAGGTGGGGCAGCGAGTCTTATCAAAGTCACTGTCAAACTCTTTGAACTCATAATCAGCCTTAGCAAGCCCTATCATGGCGAGAGTCTTTGGCCTGAGAGTTGCGCTGACAATGACGATCTTGGGGAGCCTGAGAAGCAGAGCACCTTCTGAGTATCGGGCTGGCCTGATAGGGTCGAATTGGAATCCGTCTGGCAGTTCATCCACTATCCAATCTTCAGGTCGGCAAGTAGATAGTACACCCAGCCTCTTGCAGAGCTTTTTCATATGGGAGTAGTGCTTAACCCAGGTTATCTTAGGGTCTGATACACTAAGGCATTTATCATGGGCACTACGCATTTCCCACTCAGCCCTTTCCCTGGCTCTAGCAGCCCATCCCTTCCAATACCTCATGTTTAAGGCATCCTCGCCAGTTAGGAAAGGGAATCCCATAGTTTCCTCAACCTCTTTGTGATTGAGTGTGATCTGCATAGCGCGGGCTAGAGCTTCAGGTGCAGCATGACCTTCATCAAAGATTACCTGTTGGAAGTGGGTCATACCCAGGCCATACTTCCTTGAGGAAGTCCATTTATCATAGTTGGTGACTACCAAGGATGAGCAGGCGGCTCTTATCTCGGCTTGAGATGCAGGGCAGGAGATACTTCCTTTGAAGGGACAGCGGAAGGCGTAACCTTCCTCACAAGTGTAGTCATCTTTCAGACTGCATTTGTAGTTCCTGCGGCCACGAAGATCAACCATACCTATAGACCCATATATCCTTGTATACTGATCTTGTAAGCCTTTGGAGTCTGTGATGATGCAGGTGGGAACACCGCTTAGGAGAGCGGCTGCTACCACACACGCCGATTTCCCAAATCCAGTAGGCGCGGAGAGAGCCACAACCCGCCTATCAGATGTAACGGTTACACTGATAGCCTCTCTTTGACCGTCTCGCCACTTATCAAATTGGGGCGGGAGTCCTACTTCTCTTGGGCTAGGTATAATCATTTAGTTTGGCTTAATCATCAATCCACCTAGCAAGTCATAAAGAGTGTGGGCCTCCAATAGTGTCATTCTGATATGAACAACCTTAGCCATACCACTCAGGTCAGACTTCATTTTACGGATAGTGATATAATCCTCAGATTGCCACAAATCGAGGATAGCCCCATCATCCCCATGCTTGATAATCCCTATTGGCTTACCCATCTTAACCGATTCATCTGACATTGCTCATCTTCTCCATATACTTTTGAATATCTTCTAAGCGGTAACGAATCCGCCCATTATATTGATCCTTGAACCACTCCGGGCCTTGCATTCTACCTGTGCTGTTGTAGACATACCGCCAGCCTATGATAGTTTTTATAGACAGTCCGAGGATTTCTGCTACCTCATATGTGTCTAGAAATGCTCGATACTGTTTTTCTTGGCCCATAGTTCCGTATGATAACAAACAAACGGAACAATGTCAAGGAAAATAATTGATTTTACACACTTTTCTCTAGCGGGATTCTGGGTACTGGCGGCTGACCATGCAGGATTCTCTCTATATCTTGTTTTACTTCTCTCTTACGTCTGCCATCATACTTGGAAATTACCCTCTTATTGCGCTCCTGTATGGAAGCTACCCTAGCATCCAAGGCGGTATAGAAGTCGTCTACATTCATACCTAGGGCAGCAGCCAATTTTCGGGCTATATCCATTGTGGGCTTACTTCTACCCCGGAGTGTGTTAGAGAGAGTAGAGATATTGACTCTCTGGGTCTGGGCTATAGCTCGGAGGTTGATGTATCTCCCATTGAAGAACACACTCTGACGGGTAGGCTTGCTGAGGAATACTCCGCTAGGGACTCTGACTGTCGGCATTTTATAGCCTCCTATGTCTATAAGATACCAAACACAAGGCCATTTTGTCAAGCAAAAAGTGTAACGGTTACGGTGTTACGCCTGAAGTTCGGCCCTAACTCCGAAGGCTGTAACCATGTTACAAAATCCAAAGTCATCGGGCATCTGTCGCCAGACCTCCTCCCCTTTGCCCCCTGGTAGTCTACCCATGTCTATCATTGTAGAACTCCCAATGTTGTGAGAGAATGCAATATGGGTTGTTGCTTCACCACTTGGTCTAACCCTTAGGAAATTACTGACTTGGACGACTCCAATTAAATCAGGATGGGCTACAGTACCAATTCCATAATCTGTGCCGGGGGAACCAGTATCAGTTATGGCCTTATACAGATTGGATGCAGTTGCAGAAGTTGAGGCCCCTTTTTTAACATCATAGGCGGTCGTTACAGAGTCTCTAAAGGTGTAGGTTATATCCCCCATTACGTATATCTTACCGTCAACTGGGTTGGATGGTAGTGTCAGTCGGATATATGATGTTAATTCATTAACAATGGGTGATCCTGCCTGTGGTGTGATAATCTCTCCACCATCGGGATCAACGCTAAAGTCAGCCCCAGATATTCCAAATAGTCTTACTTCCCCGTTGCCATCACAGCAGTATCCATCCGAGCCGGGACTTCCAGCAGAACCTAGAGATGTAAGCACTAGAGACGGGGGGTAGAGAGCCACAGAATACAGCGACTCGGCCATAAGATCAGACTTGGTATTGGTGGAATCCAAAGACACATATTGACCACCGACTAACTTAACCACCTTCAGCCCCACTATGGGGTTGCCGTCAAAATCAACTCTGCCCCGGTTATGTATCATAATCCCGGTCTGTGAGTTTACGATGCGCACATCATAGGGTTGTAGATCAAGGACAATATTCTGGTGATGAATTGGGGTCAGGAGTGTACTATGCAGCACATCCGCAGTATATGGGTCCACGCCCTCAGTGTCGGGGAATGTATCTCTAACTAATTGGATTGAACTCTGATCCCCCTTAATTATTCTTGAATTTTCATGTAGGGATTGCCAATAGAATCCAGAGTCAACTTCATTGTAGGGAACCTCAAAGATCAATGTAGACCCAGGTATACCTCCTTGGATACGGCGTGTCTTATAATACACATGGGTTATAGCCTCAGAATCAATTTCCTCCGTGGCTTCTAGGATATACAACTTCCCGTCCTGTGTGCAAAATACATCTACCCACAAACCACTAGCTGTGTCATTCGTAAGTTCTGGGGTCCAAGTATCAATATCATCCGAATAGCCTGTCTCAATCACTTGGGCATTCAGATCATAGATTTCATCCTCGCCGCTCCGAGGATCACCAACTAATCCAGACTCCCCGAGATAATACAGGCGGGCCACATATTTATTTAGGTCAGCTAGCCTGTACAGCACAGCCAAATACCTACCA